GTTGCACCATTCCGCTCTATGATTACCAAGTGGAAGCCAAGGAAGCCCTGATAACGGCCTATTACGGTATTCTTCAAGCCCCTGCGGGGTGTGGTAAGACACAGATTGGGATTGCTGTTGCGGCGGATACAGGTCGAAGGACACTCTGGCTGACCCATACACGGGATTTGCTCGTACAGAGCAAAAGCCGAGCGGAGCAGTACATGAGTCCTTCTCTGACTGGCACGATCACCGAAGGTAGGGTTCAAATAGGTAAGGCAATCACCTTCGCAACGGTACAGACCATGTGCAACCTCGATCTGAGCCAGTACCGTGATGTTTGGGATTGTATCATCGTGGACGAGTGTCACCGTGTAGCCGGAACCCCGACCGCTATGACGCAGTTCTCAAAGGTGCTGAACGCTTTGGCAGCTCGACACAAGTACGGCCTGTCCGCTACGGTTCATCGGGCAGACGGTATGATTGCCGCCACTTACGCCCTGCTGGGCGGGATTGCCTATCAGGTGCCGGACGAAGCGGTGAAAGACAAGATTATGACCGTCAGCGTTTTGCCCCGTGCCACACACCAAGGACTCAGCCGTGAGTTTCTGGACACGGACGGTACGATCATCTACGCCAAGTTGGTTAATTTCCTCGCTGACCGTTATCCCCGGAACAACCTGATTGTCGCTGACCTCGTGGCAAATCGAGATCACTACAATCTCATTCTCTCCGATCGGCTGACGCACTTGGAAACCCTGATGAACAGGCTTCCGCCCGACCTGAGAAAACAGGCGGTCATGATTGATGGGAAGATGACCACGAAGAAAGCCAAGGCTCTCCGAGAACAGGCCATTGAGGAAATGCGGCAGGGGCGTAAGCGGTATCTGTTCGCCACTTACTCTCTGGCAAAGGAGGGCTTGGATATTCCTCGGCTCGACCGTCTGTACCTGACTACACCGCAGAAAGATTATGCTGTGATAACTCAGAGCATTGGTCGTATCGCTCGTACCTTCGAGGGAAAGGGCGAACCCATCGCCTATGACTATGTGGACGATGGTATCCAGTACCTCGTGCGAAGCTACAAAAAGCGGTGTACCACCTACCGGAAAGCGGGGTGCAAGTTCATTGACGGAGAGAACTGATATAAAGGTTCTCGTTGCCTGCGAGGAAAGTCAAGCTGTCTGTATTGCGTTTCGGCGTTTGGGGTATGAAGCATACTCCTGTGACATTCAGGAGTGTTCAGGTGGACACCCGGAATGGCACATTAAAGTGGACGCTCTACTGTTACTCGGACGGTATCTGGTTTTCAAAACCGAAGACGGAAAAGCTCATTATGTTGAGCGGTGGGATTTGATAATTGCTCACCCGCCTTGCACTTTCATGAGTAATGCGGGAGCATGTCGAATGTATCCCCGTAAGGGTCAAATTGATAAAGCTCGATTCCAAAAGGCGATGGAAGCCAAAGCGTTTTTCCTTCGATTTCTAAATGCTGACTGTGATCGAGTGGCTATTGAGAACCCCCGCCCTCTCAAAATCGTTGAATTGCCAAAAGAAGATCAGCGAATACAGCCCTATCAATTTGGCGACCCGTGGAGTAAACTCACCTATCTTTGGCTGAAAAATCTTCCGCCGTTGGTTTACACCAATGTTCTTGCAGAATGGAAGCCCTTTGTTCCTGCTGGAACAGGCCGTAAGGCGGGGGGGACAGCTACGGGGCAAGGATACCTCACAATTCCAAAGCCCGTTCAAAAACATTCCCCGGTATTGCGGACGCTATGGCGCAACAATGGGGCGCAGTATTAGGAGGTGATACCGCTGAACCTTGAACCTTTCATTTTCGACTGCGAGGTGTTTGCCTACGATTGGCTTTTTGTCTTCAAGAATAAGGTCACAGGGGAATACACCGAGATTTGGAATGACAATGAAGCGGTCGAACAGTTTATGACCCAAGAACCCCTGTTGGCGGGGTTTAACAATAAGCACTATGACCAATTCATTCTGAAAGCGGTTCTTTCAGGCTTCACGCCGGAGGAAATCAAGGCAGTCAACAATTTTATCATCGTTGGTGGTCACGAGGGCTGGGAGTACGCCCCTCTCCGTGACTGCGGGATTTTCTTCGATCAATATGACCTGATGGACGATTGTCAGATGGGTTTGTCCCTGAAAGCAATCGAAGCCCACCTCGGAATGGACATTCGTGAAACCACTGTTCCGTTCAACATCGACCGCCCTCTGACTGAGGACGAGAAGCGAGAGGTCGAGTTCTACTGCCGCCATGATGTTGACGCAACCGACAGGTTGGACGATCTTCGTCAAGGCTACCTGTCCAGTAAGCTCACGCTGGGTCGTGAAAAGGGGCTGTATCCTGCAAAAGCCCTCTACATGACCAACGCCAAGCTGACCGCTGCTTACCTTGACGCAGAGCAAAAGCCGCACTATGACGAGCGGGAATATCAATATCCGCCGAAGCTGCTTCGTCAGTATATTCCGCAGGAAGTGTTCGACTTCTTCGAACGGTTGAAGGATAAGAGTATTCCTGACGAAGTGGTGTTCAAGGAAAAACTCGATCTGATGGTAGGCGGTTGTCCTTGCACCATCGCCTACGGCGGTATTCACGGAGCTATCCCGTGTTACCGAGAGGAAGCCACGGAAACCCGCTCTATCCGCAACAAAGATGTTGCAAGCTATTATCCACACCAGATGACCTTGAACGGTTATTGTAGCCGAAATATTCCCTCTCCCGATGTGTATGCCGCCACCATTGAGCGGCGAGTCAAAGCAAAGAGAGCCGGGGACAAGGCTACGGCAAACGCCTTGAAGCTGGTGTTGAACACCACCTACGGCGCTATGTTGAACCGTTACAATGACCTGTATGACCCGCTCATGGGACGCTCGGTCTGTATCTCAGGCCAGTTGCAGTTGCTCGAAATGGCGGAACATCTTGTTCAGGATTGCCCCACCTTGAAGATCATTCAGCTCAACACCGATGGTATCATGGTCAGCCTTGATGACTGCGATGTGCCTATGTATCAGGAAATCACGCAGGAGTGGCAGGACAGAACCGGCTTTGAGTTAGAGGAAGACCTTATCAAGATGATCTGTCAGAAAGATGTGAACAATTATGTCGAGGTTCCCTTCGAGGGCGACCCCAAAATCAAGGGTGGCGTTCTCGTTCGTGGGATTGCCCCGGCAGGAGCGTTCAACATCAACAACAACGCCTGCGTGGTTGCCAAGGCCGTCAAGGATTATCTGGCCTACGGTATCCCGGTCGAAGATACCATCATGAGCTGCAACCGCCTGCTGGACTTCCAGTTGGTCGCCAAGGCCGGGAGTAAATACGGTGACGCTCTCCATGAGATAGATGGTCAGATGAAGGTCGTACAGAAGGTCAACCGAGTCTACGCTACGGAAGATCATCGGTGCGGAACCCTCTACAAAATCCACCTCGGCACTGGCAATCCCGTCAAGATTGCTGGACTCCCCGCAAAATGTGTCGTAGACAACGACAATCACCTGACGATTGATGTGGTTGACCGTGACTGGTATATCCGGCTGGCACGGCGTTATGTCCGAGATTTCCTCGGAGAGAAGCCGCCCAAGCGAAATACTCGCAGAGTCAATTCCATTAAGAAAAAATTATTAGAAATGTTGGAGGTATAAATATGGCTACTACCAAGAAAGCCGCTGAGACTGCGGCGGTGGATTATTCCACCATGAATGTGTTCAAGAAGTTGCAGCTTGCCCGTGTGCGTTTCCTCGAAGCTGGCGTGGACAAGAGCGGCAAGCACATGAAGCTCGAATATAAGTATTTCGAACTGGCGGACATTGTTCCCAAGGCCGAGCAGATTTTCCTTGAAATCGGTCTGATGATGGTTCCGTCCATGTACGGCGACAAGGCGACCGCTCGTGTCTACAATGTCGATGACCGTGAGGACTTCATTGACTTCGTGGCACCGTACACCCCCATCGCCCCCATCGTGTCCAACGCTGGCAATCAGGTCACAAACGAAATGCAGGCGACCGGCAGCTCCATCACCTACATTCGCCGCTACCTGTGGCAGCTCGTTTTGGACATTGTGGAGCATGACAGTATCGACAGCGGCGAGTTTGACACGACTCCCGCCCCCGCTCCCGCCGTCACGAAGAAGCCCCCTGTGACCACTGAACAGCGTCAGGAGATCAAAAAGGAACTGACCGGCGCTCCTGCTGGTGCTGCCACCGAGGAACAGGTCAGTACGCTGAAAAGCCTGCTGAAAAAGCTCATGGATATTGACGCAGAGCAGGAACAGTTCGTGCAGACCATCGCCATGAAGACCGAGGGCTTTTCCAAGATCGAAGCCGACAAGTGTGACGCTCTGATCGAGGGCGTGAACAATATGCTGGCTGGCTACGAAATGAAAACGGCGAAGGAGGGCTAAGGCATGATTGAAATTGATTGTCGCAAGTGCGTCAATGCAGATTTGGAAGCGGATTGCTGTAAACTCTACGGTAACGACCCTGATACTGCCGTTCGGGAATGTGCCGCTGACGAATTTGTGAATTATAAGGAGGTAAACAAAAATGGAATGGCTTGACGGCAACAAAATCCAGATTATCCCTCCCAAGCGTCCGAAGAAGCTGACCGGCACTCGCTTTGCTACTATCCTCGGTCTGAACCCGTGGTCTACACCGTTCGAGATTTGGTGTGAAGTGACCCGCACCTATCAGAAGCCGTTCGAGGATACGATCTACACCATCGCTGGTAAGACCATCGAACCCAAGCAGGCCGAGTACATGAAGCAGACCTACTTCATGAGCAATCTGGTCACACCGACCGACATTTGGGGCAAAGACTACTTCCGTCAGACCTACGGTGACTTCTTTAGGGAAAGCCCCGTTCTCGGCGGTATGTGGGACTACTTACTCTATGGTAAAGATGGTAAGCCCACCACCGTCCTCGAAATGAAGACTTCCAAGCGTGTCGAGGACTGGAAGGACGATATTCCTGAGTATTACGCTTTGCAGGCGGCGTTGTACGCTTACCTTCTCGGCGTGGACGAGGTTATCATGGTTGCTTCCTTCCTCGAACCCAAGGATTACGACAATCCTGAGAAGTTCGTGTGCAGCGGTGAGAATACCATCACTCGCCCCTTCAAGGTGTCTGAGCGGTATCCTGACTTCGAGAAGAAGTATGTGAAGCCCGCCCTGAAATGGTGGAAGGACTTTGTTGAGAGCGGTATTTCTCCCGCCTTTGACGAGCGTAAGGACGCTGAAATCCTGAAAGCTCTCCGCACCAACAACCTGTCCCCTGAAACGGATATGGCGGCGCTGGTTAAGGAGGCCGAAGACCTGAAAGCCAAGCTGGACGCTCACGCCGCTGAGGTGGCTGAGGACGAGAAGCGGTACAAGGTCTTGACCGACATGATTAAGAAAGCCGCAATCGCTCAGTTCCGTGACGGCGACAAGAAGGTGTCTATCGCTGGTTCTGCCTATAATTGGGAGGTCAGCCGTACTTCCACCACGAAGATCGACAAGGACGCTATGAAAGCGGACGGTATTCTGGCGAAGTACACGACCACTGAGGACAGCTACCGCATTTCCCCGAAAGCCTTGAAAGAAGGTGCGTGAAGTGGCGCAGAGTATGCAGAGATTGAGCAAAGATGATTTGCTCAAACTTCTCGACCAGTATGCCGATGACGATTTTGTTGGGGTTTTGTTCACAGCTGCTCGTGATATTCACTCCGACCAGTCCACCATCTTCGTATTCTATGACAAAGTAACGGAGGTTTAATTATGAAATTTTCCAAGTTCGTGAAGTCCCTCGCCCCTGATGGCGGCGCTATCTACGAGTACATGGACGAACGCTGGCTTGCTTCTCCGTCCGTACTTATGCTCATTCCCGATGGTATCCGCAGCGTGACCGGGTACAGCAACGAGAAAATGCCTGACGGCATTGGTCGCCTGATTTCTCAGGTCGGTTGCACCGAGTACGCCACGCTGGTCAAGGCAATCATGCCTGAGCCGGACGGTGCAATCAAGGATTGTGTCCGTATCTTCGCCACGCAGAACAGCACCATGACCCTTCCTATCACCAACGATGACTGGTCGCTGATCGAGAAGTCTGATTTCTGCGAAATCTTGTACGCTTACGATCTGGAAAGCGACAAGAGCGTACCGAAAGCCCTGCTGGTCAAGCAGTACGCCAAGTACCCCGATGACGAAGACCAGTTGGTTGGTATCATCTTCCCCTGCGAGTACACAGAACAGCTCAATTTCCACACCATGAAGGAGGATAAGTGATATGAAAGCGATGCTGAGTCAGCCGATGGCTGGTAAGACTCAAGAGGAAATCGTTGCCACCCGTGAAAAGGCTATCGCCGCTCTGAAAGAGCAGGGATACGAGATCGTAAACACCCTGTTCACCGATGAATGGTACAGCAACGAAAGCATGAAGGAGCGGGGCGTGGTGCAAATCCCTCTGTGCTTCTTGGCGAAATCTCTGGAAAACATGAGCCTGTGTCACGCCGCTTATTTCTGTCACGGTTGGGAGAAAACCCGTGGTTGCCGTATCGAGCATGAAGCCGCCTGTGCTTACGGCTTGACCGTAATCTACGAAGACGGATACAACATTTTGAACAACGAACAGGAGGAGAAAAACAATGGCTAAAATCGGACTCACCGAGGGTTTCACCCTCATTCCCGAAGGTACTCATGTCTTTCAGATTACCGATGTGAAGTACAAGGAAGACTTCGGCAAGCTGGAAATCTATATGCAGACGCAGACCGGCAGTAAGCACATCGAGCGCTTCTCTCTGCTGAAATCCGATGGCTCTCCCAACGAGGGTGCATACAACGCTTTCAGCTACTTCGCCAAGACTGCCCTCGGCAATTTCGACCTGACCGAGATCGACCACACTGACCTAATTGGTCACTTCATCGAGTGCGATGTGGAACATGATGTTCAGGAGAACAAGAAGAAGCCCGGACAGAGCATTACCTTCGTCCGTCTGGCCGATAAGCGCCCCTCTGAGGGCTGGGGCGGCGCTGGCAATACGGTTACTACCACCGCTGCTAAAACCGCTCCTGCGGCTTCTCAGACCGCTCCTAAGACCCCGATGGATTTGGCAGCTCTCCTTGGCTGATACCGGGTGCGAGGGAGGGCTAATTTGAAAGGCTCTCCCTCGCCAATGGTATGTTGAAAACTATGTTGAAAGTGAGGATAAGCTACAATGGCAGAAGCCTATATTTGTTCGCTCTCAAAGGTTCAGCGCCACGCTGAAATCTGCAAGGAGATCAACAGGCTCTATGAGCGCAAGAACCATGACTACGGTGACAGCTTCCACCAGACCTTTGTAGAAGAAGGAATGGCGATGGCTCGTATCCGGTTGGGAGATAAGTTCAGCCGCTTCAAGACTCTCTCCCGTGGCGGTGAACAGAAGGTCAATGACGAGTCTATCCGGGACACCCTGATTGATCTCGCCAATTACGCCATCATGACCGTGCTGGAAATGGAGGTTGCGGAAAATGACGCTGAATGATTATCAGAAAGCCGCCGAGCGCACTTCCGGCGATCTGACTTCATGGGATAAGGTTCGCAACGGCTGTTACGGTCTGAACGGCGAAGCCGGAGAGTGTATCGACATTCTGAAAAAGACCGAGTTTCAGGGTCATGACTTTGACCCGATGAAGATGGTTGACGAGCTGGGCGATGTTCTCTGGTATGTCGCACAGTTGGCGACCGGCTTGGGCGTGACCCTCGAATATGTGGCACAGCACAATGTCGATAAGCTGCTGGCTCGTTACCCTGACGGGTTCGACAGCGAAAAAAGTATTCACAGAAAGAAGTACGAAAATGCCTGACTGCTTTTCCAAGTCCGAAATGACCGATTTTCTGAACTTCATGAAGCTGCCTGACGGAACCTCTGTTGTTTCCGATGACATGATGAATTACCTGATGGCTTACGGCTTCTTCACCGCCCCTGCTTCCACCAAATACCACGGCAATTACGAGGGCGGTCTTCTGAACCACTCCCGCATGGTCACGGAATACCTTTTGGCGCTCACTCAGGCCAATCACCTGATCTGGCGCAAGGCTCGTTCTCCCTTCATCGTGGGTATGTTCCATGACTTGTGCAAGATCGACCAGTACCGTCACCCGGTAACAGGCCACTTTGAAGAATTTAATGGTGGGCGCACACCAATCTATGACGAACAGGCGTGGGAGTACAACCCCGACACCCTTCTGAAAGGCCATGGCGATAAGTCCGTCATGCTTCTCTCTCAGTTCTACACACTGACTGATGAAGAAATCATGTGTATCCGCTATCACATGGGTGCTTTCACCGACAAGTCCGAGTGGAACGATTACACCAGAGCCGTCTGCCAGTACCCGAATGTGCTGTGGACACACCAAGCCGATATGCTGGCAAGCCATGTTGCGGGGGTGTGAAGTATGTATATTCCAACGGTTTCTTTTGATTTCGATGGTGTAATTCATTCCTACCGAAGCGGGTGGAAGGGTGCCGCTGTTATCCCCGACCCTCCCGTAGAAGGGATTAAAGAGGTCATTGAACAACTCATAAGCGATGGTTTATGTGTGGTCATCTGTTCTTCTCGTGCGGAGTCCTTTGAAGGACAGGCGGCGATTGCTGAATGGCTGAAACACTATGGGTTCCCGATGGTGCAAATTCAAGCGAGAAAAGTTCCTTCCATCGTTCATGTCGATGACCGTACAATCTGTTTCGATGGCAGAGCAAACCACCTTCACGAACAGATTATCAACTTCAAACCTTGGTATGAAAGGGAGTCTGAAAGTGAAAATCATTGAACCTTCTGTGGAGCTTATCAACGCTCCTGATTATAAGACCCTTCTGACCACCATCGAAGCCGCTGGTAGGACTTGTTACAAGTCCGAGGACAAGATCATGGACGGAAGTGCAGAGAAGTTCGTCCGGGGTATCATCAAGCGAGGTCACGAAGCTGTCATTGAGCATGGCTCTCTTACCGTTCGCTTCATCTGCGACCGGGGTGTGAGCCACGAGATCGTCCGTCACCGTCTGGCGGCGTTCTGTCAGGAGTCCACTCGGTACTGCAATTACGGCAAAGAGGGCTTCGGCGGCGAGATCACCGTCATTCGTCCCTCGACCTTCGCCAAGACCGACTCAACCTACCACATCTGGAAGCGGTCGTGTGAACACGCTGAGGTCGCCTACTTCGATCTGCTGAATGAGGGTTGCACCCCGCAGGAAGCTCGATCTGTCCTTCCGAACAGTCTGAAAACCGAGGTGGTCATGACCGCTGATCTCAGAGAATGGCGGCATTTCTGCCGTATGCGCTGTCCCGTAGCGGCTCACCCCGATATGCGGGTCGTTGCCAATATGCTCCTGACCCTGCTGAAACAGACCTATCCCGTCTTCTTCGAGGACATTGAGGTATGAGGATTAAGAAAGCTGGCGGTAAGGTATTCGGTGCGGTCTTAACTGCCGCCGAGAAGAAAGCGATGGACATGGAAATCAATCGTCAGATTGTGGAAGCCGACAGGCGCTACGCCGATGACATTGACGCTATGGTGCTTTACACCCTCCATGTTCACCTTGGTTTCGGCAAGAAGCGCCTGCGGAAGTTCTATGACGCTTTCTCTGCCGAGCATGACCGCCTTATCCAGTATTATCAAATGCCGGACGATTACACATGGCTCTGCAAAGAAATGTTGAAGCGTATCGGCGTTGATGTTGAAGCATGGAACAAAGAAAGGAAAGAACCCGATGAAACTGAAAAGCATTGACGGCAAAGTGCCGTATATCATGGCTGCTGGAAAGGACTTCGTGAAAGATGAAATGTCGCTGGCGGCGGCAGAGCAGATTTGTTCCCGTGGAACACAGACTGCCAGCAAGCTCTTTCCCGATTTCCCCATCTGCGTAGATGGCAAGTTCTATTTTGCTGGAACCTCGACAAAGCCCAAGTCCAGCAAGTCTAAGACCCCTTGCGAGGGCTGAGATTTTCAATCTTCCTATGGTTCGTCACCATTGTCGCAGTCCTCTGTCTGAAATTACCCACGGTTGAGGTCGAAAAACCTTCTCCCGTTGTCGAGGTGGTAGAGGTAGTCACCCCGGAGCCAGAGCCGGAGGTGACACCTCAGCCGTGGACAGACGAGGAAGTGATTGTACTGGCGAAAATGCTATGGGGAGAAGCCAGAGGGGTCAGCTCTGACGCTGAGAAAGCCGCTTGTGTGTGGTGTGCGCTCAACCGTGTCGATCACGGCTACGGCGACATTATAACGGTCGTGACTACACCCAAACAATTTGTAGGGTACAACGAGGAAAACCCGGTCGATGATGGTTTGATTACTCTCTGTATAGATGTACTGACCCGCTGGTACGCAGAGAGAGAAGGTCAGGTTGAGGTCGGTCGTGTCCTCCCTGCGGATTACCTGTGGTTCTCTGGCGATGGCGAGAGAAACCACTTTCGCAACGCCTACCGTGGCGGCGATAGATGGGACTGGTCTTTACAGAGTCCGTATGAAAGCTGAGGTAAGCCTATGAGCTATTTGAATATACCCGCTGAACTCCGAACGGAAAAGGCATGGGTCAATGTGTGGGACGGGTCAAAGGTTCCTATGCAGGCCACCGTCAGAAAGGCGGCTTCTTCATCTAACCCGGATACATGGTCAAATTACATTGACGCTGAACACAATGTCCAGCACGGCTACTATGACGGTCTTGGCTATGTGTTTCACGATACAGGGATTGTAGGTATCGACATTGACGATGGCTTTACTGATGGGCTTCTAAACCCGCTGGCGGCTGACATTATCGGTCATTGTCAGTCCTACACGGAAAAGTCCAGAAGCGGGAGAGGGGTTCATATTCTCGTTCGTGGTGAGCTGCCCTTCAAGGGCAAGAACAACCGTGCCGCCGTGGAGATTTACAAGAGCAATCGGTACTTCATCATGACCGGCGAGGTTTTGATCTTTTCCGAGATCATTGAAAACCAGTCAGCGATTGACTATGTGATCGAGAAGTATTTTCCCGACACGCCGAAGGAAAGTAGCTCAGGTACGGTCGCCCCTCAGCGTATCTATTCTCCCATCTATCGCCGCCCTGAAAACGGCAAGCTGCATTTGAAGCCTGAATACCCGCCTATCACACCGGGAAGCCGGAACCTCAGCCTGACTTCTCTGGCGGGTCAGCTCCATAACCAAGGATACACCAAAGCAGAGATTTACAAAGAGCTGTTATACGCCAATCAACAGGCTTGCAAGCCGCCGCTCCCTCAGTCCGAGGTCGAGTTGATTGTTAACAGCGTGACCAGATACAGGAGGTAATTATGAAACCTTATCAGCGTGGCGATGTTGTTGTCATTGATGTTCCCATGCTTGCCAACAGTCATATTCAGGCCGGTAAGCGTCCGTGGGTGGTTGTGCAAAACAATGTCGGCAATCAGTTTTCTTCCACCAGCATTGTCGTTCCCCTGACCACTAAAATCAAGCGGCTGGAATTGCCAACCCATGTGGCTGTCACTTGGGGTTCTTTACAGCCGAGCATGGTTGAGTGTGAACAGGTGCGTGTCGTAGATGTGTCCGATGACTGGGAGTACATCTGTACTCTGCCCCCTGAGATTATGCGTCATGTGGACACCGCTTTGAAGAACGCTTTCTTCTATGGGGGGGGTGTAGACAGTGGAGAGTGAGAAGAAAATCTGTCCGTTATCAATGAGTTGCCCCGAAGATATTCCCCTCTGTCCCTGCCAGAAACAGCGCTGTGCATGGTGGGACGAAGACTCTCAGGACTGCGCTGCTGTGGTGCTGGCGAGAGCGATGAAGAAAAGGAAGTGAACTCATGCTTTACAATTTCAACGGAACCCTTCTCAATGTCGCAGACATTGTGACTGTCTCAACCAGTAAAGGCCAACGAGCGGAATACCCCTTTGTTCTCACGGTTGCCATGAGAAACGGTCAGCAGTTTGCGGTCAGCTACCACAACGAAATCGACCGCATACGGGAAGTCAATGAGATCGCACGAGCCTTTGACCGCTCTGTGGTCAACCCCGTTACCCGCTACGAGGTTGAGTCCATCGTGGAGAAGTACATTAAGAAAGTCAGAGCCGACCTTCAACCCCTGAAAAAATTCGCAAAGGAGAGTGCTGAAAATGGCTGATGAAATCACAACCATCCCCGAAGAACAGGCTCTTTTCCAGCTCTCCAACGGTCGCTACATCATGGACGAAGCTCAGTCCCGTGTGATGTTTCAGATTAAGGAAGCACAGCCTGAGCATAGCCATCCGATCAGCGGTACGGGGTATTCGTGGGACGAGTCCGGCATGGCGGAGCTGTTTTCCGAGTGCTACAAGAATGATACCCGCTACTGCCCCGAAGCGAAAAGCTGGTTCACCTACTCCGAGGGGGCATGGCGTAAGGACACGGGTTCTCTGCTGGTAGCGGAGAAAATCAAAGAGTTCTGCCGCCTGATGGCTCTCTACTGCGGCGAGATTGCCAATGAAGAACGCCGCACCGAGTACATGAAGTTCATCGTGAAGATGGGCGACCGGCGCTTCCGTGACCGGCTGATGAAGGACGCTGCCAGTGTGCTTCCTATCGCTTCGGCGGAGTTTGACGCAAACCCCTACCTTATCAACTGCAAGAACGGCACTTTCGACCTCGAAAAAATGAAGTTCCGGGAACATGACTGGAAAGACTTCCTGACTATGCAGACCAACTTCAACTACACCTTGCAGGACGCACGGTGCCGCCGCTGGGAGAAGTTTGTTGCGGAAGTCACTTGTAATGACGAAGACAAGGCTGATTATCTTCAAAAGGCGCTGGGGTACTCTATGCTGGGTATGGCGAACGAGGAATGTATGTTCATTCTCCATGGCAAGACCACTCGCAACGGTAAGTCCACCATGCTCTCGGCAATTCACCACCTTCTCGGTGACTATGCGTCCGTATCCCCCGTGTCGATCATCTGCAAGGCGGAGCGCTCGAAGAACGCCGAAGCAGCGAACCCCATGCTGGCTTCCCTGAAAGGCAAGCGGTTCGTCACAATGGCAGAGAGCAACCAGTATGGCAAGCTGGACGAAGAAACGATCAAGCAGCTCACAGGCGGCGAGGAAATCAAGGCTCGGAACCTCTATGAGACTGCCACGACCTTCCTGCCGCAGTTCACCCTTTGGCTTTCCTGTAACGATCTTCCCACCGTCAGCGATAAGTCCCTGTTCGCTTCCGACCGTGTACGGGTCATTGAGTTTAACCGCCACTTCACCGAAGCGGAGCAGGACAAGAACCTGAAAAATGAGTTCCAGACACAGGAAGCTATGCAGGGCATTTTCGCTTGGCTGGTCGCCGGATACTTCAAGTACAAGCGGTTCGGTCTGAAAATGTCCCCCGCCATGCGGAAGGTAGTCAACCAGTACGAGCGTGACAACGATCTGTGCTTGCAGTTCCTCGAAGAACGCTGTGAGCAAGCTGAGGGGGTCAACACCCGCTCGAAGTCTCTGTTTGACGCATACAAGATTTGGTGCAAGTCCAACGGGTACTTTGCCTGTTCTGCCAAGCGGTTCAATGCCGACATGGAAACGCACCCTGAGTGGCACGGCGGCAAGGTCGTGTATCAGGGCTACCCCGTCTACAAGAACCTCAGATTGAAAGGAGCGTCCTAATGAACCGTTCATGCAATTCTATCCTCTGCCGCTTCGGTATCCACACAGCAGACCCGTATGTTCATATTCAGGTCAAGTGTCGTAATGGTTCTCACCGCTGGCAGAGCAACTATGAAGTCTGTAAGCGGTGCGGCAAACGCCTGAGAAAAATCCGCATTGTAAAGGAGCGTCCGTGATGAAAATTACTCTTGATATTCCCGATGGCATTATTGCGGGGTTCTTCAATGGTGTAGAGGTCACGGCTCACGGTATGCAGTTGGTGTCCTATCAACTCAGCACTGACGATCTGAAAGATGGTAACACCGTAAAACTCCCTCGTGAACAGGAGGTGACAGTATGATTGCCACCAATGAAGAACTCGCCCTGCTGGAAAAGTGGAAGCGAAAACTCTGCTTGCAGGAGTGGCGGATAAAGCTGTTGACCCACCTTCACCCGGAAGAAATGATGGTGCGTAATACCGCAGGCTGTACCGAGTGGTCAGAAGCAATTAAGACCGCTCGTATTGAGATCATCAATCCTGCCTGCTACGGCGACCGCATTGTGCCGTTCGATTTTGAAAAGACGCTGGTACATGAGCTGCTACACCTGAAATTCTCCTTCTGGTGTCAGAACGAAGATGATGTTGGCGATAGAGTCATGCACCAGATGATTGACGATCTCGCAAGAGCTTTGACGGAAGGGGACAGCGATGATGAAGCCTGAATACTGCCCCGACTATGTGGGCGTTGCCTGCGTTGATGGCACTTGTCCTGTTGCCAACTGTGAAGAATACGCTGAGCGGTGTATGCCTGTCATTTCCTGTTGCCGGGACTGCTTCTATTATAAGGGCTGTGAAGACTGTGCAATCTCTGACGATTGTGACCGAATGGAGGATAAACATGAGTAAAAAGTGTGTATGTGGCAACGAAATGACTCGTGAAGACTGGAAGCATGAGTGGGTCTGTCATCGTTGTGGACGAAAGCGGCCTATCCCACTACCCCCGATGTTCACCGTCTTCATGTGCCGTAAATGTGAACATCTTCTGTATGTCGAGGAAGACGAGGACTTTCCTCGGAAGCTCGGAAAAATCGCCGCAAAATCCTGTCCCTGTTGCGGCGAACAGGAAGAAGGTCTGTGGAGACTTCTTGGCAGAGCAGAAGGGTTCGAGGGAACCGTGTTCACGGAGGAAAGCGATGAAGACTGAGAAAAAGAACCTTCGCCGTATTTCCATCGTAGTCACGGCACAGACCAAGGGGAACCTTGAACGGCTGGCGGCGGTCTGCGGCTACTCGGAGATCGGTCGAGTGGTTGACAAGCTCACCCGTGAGAAAATGATCTCCCTCCACGACTTTGAAAGAAAGGAGATCAACCATGAATAAGGAAGACGCTCACATTGTCATAGCGATGGCAAATCATAACATGAATGTCACCGATGTTGCTCGTGCTATTTTCGCACACAGAAATACCGTTCTCTATCACTTGGACAAGGTGAAACGGCAGACTGGGTTAGACCCTCGGCGGTTCTATGATTTGGTCGAGCTGGTGAAGATAGCTCAGGAGGTGTTGGAAAATGGGTCTTGATATTACGGTCATGGAACGCAAAGATGTCCGCTGCCCTCATTGTGGCGAGGTCATCACCACGGTAGATGTTGCCAGCACCGACAGCGGGGGTCGGCTTTGGTACGACTTTCTGGAAAAGCTCGGTTACTATGTTCCCTATGAAAAGCGTACCAAGGAGAATGACTGGTATGGTAAGGACATGGTTCTTGACAACGAGCAGGCAAAGCAGCTTGTCGATTACGCCGTGAAGAAAGAAGTCTACAACTGGGATGGAGTGGAGAGCGTTGTAGCAACGGCACTTATGCACGAGAACAAGGTGGTTATCAACGCCAACTGGTAGTTAGGTGATAAAGGTGATAAAGGTGAGTGTTTTTGCAAAGACTTTTTTCAAATTGGCGTGTTTTGAAAAATTGTTTTTCGTATTTTAGGTGAGTTAGGTGAGTAATCAGGCATAAATGCCTATAACTCTCTCTTATACGCGCGTATATAGAAATAGTTATAGGGAAATGCACCCGATTACTCACCTTTATCACCTTGGCGACTTTGAAAGGAGAAACGACTATGGCAGATGAAATTGTAGAAAAGCGTGGTCGGGGCAGACCGAAGGGTACTGGCGGCAATAAGCGGCCTGACAGAACTGACGCTCTGAGCGTTCACATGGAGCCGGGTGAGAACCGAAAATATATTGCCCACTCGCTAAGAATGTGGGATTGGGAGACACCTGACATGAAAGAGCCTGCACAGGTTAAGGAACGCATTGGTCAGTATCTTGAAATCTGTGCTGAGGACGATATGAAGCCAAGTGTAGCAGGATTGGCATTGGCTTTTGGAGTACACAGGAAAACATTGTGGGCATGGGCTAATGGTATTGATAGTGCCTATTTACCCTCCGCAAGCCGTGACCTCATAAAAAAAGCGTATCAATTTTTGAACGCACAGATGGAAGATTACGCACAGAACGGAAAGGTCAACCCTGTCACGGCGATCTTCTTGATGAAGAACCATTTCGGCTATGCGGACAAGCAGGAGGTCGTGTTGACACCCAACCAGCAGCTCGGAGAACAAGTTCCCGTCGAGGACTTGGAGAAGAAGTATCTCGAAGATGTGGTGGGTGCGTCCAGCGACTATGACTCGGAGGACTGAGCGACTTTCACGACTTTTGCGACTATGGCTTACGACTATGCCGAGCGACTTTGCGACTTTTGCCCGAACGACTTTGCGACTTTCCGGCGAGGGTCTGCGACTATGACAGAGCTGCCGATCTCCCGCTCCGGGGTCGGCGGCTTTTTCTTTCCCGGCTGATCGGCGGCGGGTTCCACCGGGGCGGCGTGGGCGCTGCCGGGGTTCCGGCCTGATCTGAAAGCGGAAACATTTTTCAGCCCTTTATATTGTATAGCTGCCGTATTTACGAAAAATCTTGATTTTCTTTTGTATTTACGCTTGACAAGTAAATGCAAATATGCTATCTTGTATTTACCGAAAGGCAGTAAACGCAAATGCACCTTGAAAATTAAATCCCCGTACATTTCCCCATGTAGGCCGGTGAAATAGGCTTTCAGCGTATCAAGGCCGAAAATGAGAAAACGGAACGGAATATATATTATGAAAGGCTGATTGCTATATGAAAAAGATTTTTGATTTACCCGTTTGCGGTTATGACCGGGCGAAAAGTTTTTACGGAAAGGCGAAAATCATTGAAACGGAAAACGGCGAAAAAGTTTTACAGTCCTATAATACTTTTGTTTGCCGTATCACGGCGGCGGGGCATTTTATTCGTATGTGGGGCGGTTATTCCGCTACTACAATGCGCCATGTAAACAGCTTTCTTTCTTTCTATGATATGAACGGCGGCGGGAAAGCGTGGTGGGATATGCAGCCGGTAGAAACGGAAAAGCCGAAAGTGGCGGATATGACCCCCGCCGAAAGTTTGAAAGCCATGTACAGCCGCCGTTCCGCTAACAGTGTGAATTATTGAAAGGGGTGTATTAAATGAAATTCAAGACAACACAAAAGGAAATCCGGGCGAATTACGATAAAATTATTTGTGTTCCCTATTGCGGTTTACAAAACCTTTTGAATTATGAAAACCCCGTTGCGTACACGGTACGCCGTGAGGGGTGGGCGGCTGATATTTACGATATGGGCGGCGGGGTTGCCATTGTAACAGGCTATGCCCCATTTGGAAATATTCGCCCGTCCTATGAATTACGGGAACGGTACGAAACACAGGCCGAAAAAATCCGTTATGATTATAGTCTTTCCTATGAACAACAGCGGGAAAGCCTGAAAAGCCTTGCAAGGGATTTTATAAAGGGGGTTTGCAATCATGAATAAGCGGGAATATTGCGAAAGCCGGGAAAGTATCGCTTATTACAGCGGCTTGAATGGCCTTGAAATTAAAGGTATTGAATACGGGATAAACGATTTTGTTTATTGCGTTTCCGGTTGTTGGTATGGCGGGAAAGCGGCGCAACGTTTCCACCGTTGCAAAATCTACTACCCCGCAAACGGGAAAGATAGCGCATTTTTCCGGGTGCATGGATATAGGGTTCCATTTGATGAATGTATCAGAATGGGGGTTTAATTATGAATTACATTTTCAAAACAACGGCAACAATGAAAGAATACAACAATAAAAAGTGGTACATTGACGGCGGTATTGTTTCGGATATGCGTATAAATGCGGATAGCGTGGAAAATGCGCTTGAAATTTACCGGGAACGGGTGGAAGAAAAGCATTACATCACCATTTCCAAAAATGCCATTAAAAACAAGTCGGAAATGTTCGCTGATCTGTCAGACGGAAGTGTAAAACAAGTTGGTTATGTTATCACGGGCAAAACAGAATTTGACAGGGGCGATTATTCCGGGTATAGCACTCAATATATTGATCTGTGGGTAACAATTTTAACCGTTGTTGATACGGTATTTTAACGGGGGTGTAAGGCATGGTATACGCAAGGAAAAAGCACGGCGGCGCAAGCTGCTATCTTGTATCCCCGGATACGGTACAAGCGTTTATACGTTATGAAACATGGGCGCAAGGGGTTGCAAATTGCTTTTGTAATATCACGGTAAAGCCTTATAAAGGCCGGAAATATAATTCCGCTTTTGTTTGGGTGTGCGTGGGTTAAAAGGCGGTGAAAGCGTGTATTTAATTCTTTTGTTGCTTTTGCTGCCGGTGCAAATCCTGATTGAAATATTGAAATTGAATAAGTGAACGCCGCCCCGGTGCTATTCCGGGGCGGTTGTTTTTTTTGCGCTTTTCGGCCTGATTTGGGCGGCGTGAATGGGTAACGGGGGCGGGGGATATGCCAGCGGCAGCGAGGGCGGGGTGAGCTGAAAAATACCCGCAAAAAATAAAAAGACTTATTTACACTTACCTATTGACAATTACATTTACCTATGCTATCTTATATGCAAGAGGTGATCTTATGATGACATTCAAAAACGCAATCGGCTATATCCGAGTCTCCACCGAGCGACAGGCCGATGATGACAAATACGGTATCGAAGTTCAGAAGCAGGCCATTCTTCTCTACGCCAACGACAATGGCTATAACATCGTAGACTGGAAGGTCGATGAAATCAGCGGTGCGAAAGATGACCGCCCCGGTCTGAACGAAATCCTTTATGGGGACGATGTAAGCAATCCTCCCTATGAAGCGGTGATCGTATTCAAGAATGACCGTGTGGCTCGTGATACCAAGCTGTACTTCTACTACTTGTATGTGCTGGAAAAGAAGAACATCAAACTTCTGAGTACGCAGGAGAGCTTCACAGAGGGCAGCGAGTTTGCCAACATCTACCGTGCGCTGTTACAGTTCGTGGCAGAGCAGGAGAGAAAGAACATCGCTCTGCGAACCGGTAAGGGTCGTTCCATCAAGGCTTCCTGCGGCGGGTACAGCGGCGGTCGCCGTCCTTACGGTTACAAGGTAGTTGATGGTGTTCTCACCATTGACGAACAGGAAGCTCCTATCGTGAAGTTCATCTTCGAGAAGCACGAGGACGGCGTTTCCATGCTGGGTATCACGGAGTTGCTGGAAAAGGCGGGATACCAGACCCGTTCCGGCAAGAGGTTTCAGGTGTCCACCATCAAGAGTATTCTTGGCAACCGTCCTCTGTACGAGGGTATGTATAAATACGGCGACATGAATTGGGTCAAGGGTGTTCATGAGCCGATTTTGAAGACGGAGAGTTAAATATGAAAGATTTATATGGACTTCGCAGCGAAGACATAGATATGCTCAAACAGGCAGGTTACGGTGATGATATATTCTATGTTGGAAATTATGGAATATCCGATGTAACCGGAGAGCAACTTTTCTTTGTTTCGTTCTATACTTCCGAGCAAAAGAATAAAGCCTATAAATATCTTTATGAAAGTAAATGAGGGGTAAGAAAGGTTGGGTGAAATGAAAAAAGTGGCATGGCTGATCGGGCTGGCGGTTATCACAGTTTTCTTTCTGGTCGGGTGTTCTAAGAAGGACTCGGCTGAACCTGTTGCGTGGGACTCGGCTCTTTCCGAAGCCGGGTTCACCGATGACGAGATCGCAAGCTATCGGGAAGTGTTTGACACCGTTGGCGTGACCGATTTTCACGATGTTTCTATCGTAGATAATGACCCAATGACCGTGATTTGTGGTAAAATCTATGACAGCGAGGATTTACAGCTCAATGTGACGCTGGAAAATCGCCAGATCATCTATGTAGAGCTGGCTGGTATCCCTGACACCAAGACCCAAGCCTATTTCAACTGGCGTGGCAAAGTGAAATGGAAGACAGTACACACGATAAAAACAGTTGAGTTGTACTCTGACACCGAGGGCGGCTATTTAGGGGTTCTGAATTGGGACAATAAGACGATTTCGGAGTATGAGGGCTGATACCATGAGATTTTTTCTCAATATCATCGGATATTTCCTGATAATCAGCTCTATTTTGCTGGTTTTGGCGTTTGTGATACCGAAAATTCTATAATCGGCTTCTGCAAGGGCAGGAGTGACAGCCATAACGGGCTATCTGTGTAGAAATGCACAGGTAGCTCGTTTTTTTTGTTGGAAAGGAAATGCACATGAATTATGAAAAACTCTCCGGCTCTATCCGAGCTGTGATCGACCGCCGACCGGGAGACAATGGGGCGTACAGCGACCTCTTTTCTCTGTGTCGAGAGTGGGAAACCGAGGATTTCTCGGCGGCGCATAAGGTGAACAAGGAGCTGCTGGCACTCTCCGCAGATCAGGTAGTCCGTGGCGGCGGGGCAAAGTTCTATGAACAGTGGCGGCGGTGTCTTCTCTTTGAAGCACCCCATGACTTTGACTCCTTCATGACCTATATCGAACTCGACCGCAAGCCGGAAAAGCGGTTCTACGCCCCTCGGAAGCACTATCTCAGACCGATGGTGCAGGGGTTTCAAGATGTTTTGGACGGGAAGCTGCGTCTTTTGACGATCTCCATGCCGAAACGAGCAGGAAAGTCTCAAACGGGTATCAATTTTGTGAATATGCTCTCCGGCAAGTTCCCTGACCGCTCGACCCTGATGGAAGGGACAGGCGATGACCTTGTAAAGAGCTTCTACAATGGTTGTCTGGAATACCTGACAGTTCCCAACGAATACCTGTTTTACGATGTGTTCCCGGACGCACGGCTGGTACAGACCAACGCCGACACGAAGACGGTAAACCTGAAAAGCAAATCCCGTTTCCCCACCATCATGTGTCGTTCCATTGACGCTCGACAGGTGGGCTTGTCCGAAGCCACCAACGTCCTCTACCTCGATGACTGTGTGGAAGGTCGTGAGGAAGCGAAGAACCGTCAGCGGCTTGATGACAAGTGGGAAGTGATCTCCGGCGATATTATGGGTCGTGCCATTGAAGGTACGCCGATGGTCTTTACCGGCACTCGCTATTCCCTGTATGACCCCATCGGTCGTGTGCAGGAACACGCCCAGCGGGAGGGCTGGGCTTGGAGAGCGATTGAGATACCCGCCCTCGATCTCGTGACGGACGAGAGCAATTATGAGTACGAACGGGAGGGCAAAAAGGTCTTTACCACCGCCTACTTCCGGGAGCAGCGGGAGCTTCTGAGCGCAGAGCAGTTTGAGAGCGAGTTCCAGCAACAGCCCTTTGAAGCGAAGGGTCTGCTGTTCAACAAGGACGAGCTGAACTACTTCTTTGAGTTGCCGAAAGACCGTGACCCGGATACCATCATCGCCGTTGGCGATACGGCGGAAAGCGGCTCTGACTCGACTTCCATGCCGGTGGCGATGATATACGGCAATGCTGTGTATATCGTTGATGTGGTCTTTGATGACTCCCCCGCTGAGGTGACGAAGCCGGAATGCGCCAAGTGCCTGATTGAAAATAAAGTTGCTTCTGCTGTTTTTGAGTCCAACAACGCCGGTCAATATTATGCCAGAGATGTTGACCAGATCATTCGGGAGCGTGGGTACTCTGTTGGTATCCGCACGAAGCGCACGATCTCCAACAAACAGACCCGTATCGAGTTCGCTTCCGATAACATCAAGAAGAACTTCTACTTCAAGCACCCCTCCACCTATAAGCGGGGCAGTCAATATTGGAACTTCATGAAGGAAGTGACCACCTACACCCGCTCCGGTAAGGTTCCGCACGATGACGCTCCTGACTCCCTCTCTCTGTTGGAGAACGAAATCCGTATGTTGTCCGGGGGCAAAGTTGAGGTTTTCAAACGGCCTTACTGAAAGGTTGGTTTTGACAAATGTTGTGGCGAATGGTATGATAAAAGGTTAGTATTGACAACCATTGGAGAGTTTGATACAATGATAAGAGAGAAAATAGGTAGAGGGGAGGTATTCTGTCTTGGGCTGTTTCGGTCGTAAGAAAATCTTTACCGATGTGACGGAGATCACACGGGACAATGTTCTGAACGTGCTGAGAAAGGCACTTATCACACATTGGTCGAACAAAGCGGATATGGAATATCTCTATGCCTACTACAAAGGCAGGCAACCGATTTTGAACCGTAAAAAGGAAGTCCGCCCTGAGATTCAAAACAATGTGGTCGAGAACCGTGCCAATGAGATCGTGTCCTTCAAGGTCGGCTATCTGATGGGGGAACCCATTCAGTATGTCAGCCGAAGCGATGATAAGATGGTTGCCGACAAGATCACCACTCTGAACGGCTACTGTCTTTCCGAGGATAAGGCCGCAAAGGATAAGGAACTGGCAGATTGGTTTCACATCTGCGGCACGGCATACCGCATGGTGCTTCCCGACAGTGTGTTTGAGAAGGAAAGCGATGAAGCTCCCTTCGAGATTTACACCCTCGACCCTCGGTTTGCTTTCGTGGTGTATGCCAATTCCATCGGTGAACCGCCCGTAATGGGTGTGAAGTACATTCAGCGGTCGGACGGTGTAGTGGTTTACAGCATTTATACGAAAGACCGCTATTTCGAGGTTGAAAACCAGAGTATGATCGTCCGGGAAGAAGCCCAGTCGCTCGGTATTCCCATTATCGAATACCCGGCGAACAACGCTCGGTTGGGAGCTTTTGAGATCGTCCTTCCCCTGTTGGACGCTATCAATACGGTGGACAGCAACCGTCTTGACGGTGTAGAACAGTTTGTTCAGGCGCTCATGCTGTTTCACAATGTTGACATTTCCGGTGATGATTTCTCCAAGCTGCGGGACGAGGGTGCGATCAAGTACAAGGACATTGACCCGCAGTATAAAGCGGAGATCAAGTATCTGACCTCCGAACTGAACCAGAGCCAGACACAAACACTGGTCGATCACCTCTATAACACGGTGCTGACGATCTGCGGTATGCCAAACCGCAACGGTGGTTCTTCCACCAGCGATACCGGCTCTGCGGTCATTATGCGTGATGGTTGGTCGGCAGCGGAAGCCAGAGCGAAGGACTCCGAGTTGATGTTCAAGCTCTCCGAAAAAGAGTTCTTGAAGCTGGTTCTGCATATCTGTTCCGATCTGAGTGATCTGGAATTGAAGCTGTCGAACGTGGAGGTTCGTTTTACTCGGCGCAATTATGAAAATATTGCTCAGAAAGCGACCGTATTGACCACTATGCTCAGTAATCCCAAGATTGCTCCCGTTCTGGCCTTTACCCATTGCGGTATGTTCTCCGACCCGCAGCTTGCGTACCGTATGAGCATGGATTACGCTGAGGAACAGGAGAAAAAGGCCGCTGAACTCGCCAGCAAGCAGAAGGAGGTTAATCCTGATGGAAAAGGAGATCCGCCTGACCCCGGAAGTGGTCAGGAAGATTGAGGAAATCTTGACTACGGGAAAGACCGTTGAGATCGCCGAGCGGCACGAGAAACTGGTTGTTTGGGCGGTCAGCAGCAAAAAGAAATATGAACAGCCTATCGCATAGGCGGTAGGGACAGCCATTACGGGCTACTGATACCGAAAAGGTATTGGTAGCCCTTTTTCTTTTGGTTTAATCGCCGTAAGGCGTTGAATAGGCAGAGAAGCCTTAAATCACAAAACGGAGAGAACCGTAAACACAAAGGTATAGTGCGGAGATGCACTTTAAAAAGCGCAGAAAGGAACGATTGTATGGCAAAGATTGATGTTTCCACCATTGAAGGCTTTGCAGATATGACCGCAGAGCAGAAAGCGGAAGCCCTCGCAAACTACGAGTTTCCCGACCCTGACTACACCGGTTATGTGAAGAAAGAGGTCTTTGACAAGACCGCTTCCGAGCTTGCGTCTTGGAAGAAGAAGCACAATGAGCTGCTTTCTGAGGAAGAACGCAAGAAGCTGGAAAATGAGCAGATGTTCGAGGAAATGAAAAACAAGCTGGCGGGGTTGGAAAAGGAGAAGACCGTTTCCAGTTACAAGGCGAGTTTCGCCGCACAGGGCTATCCTGAGTCGCTGGCGACCGAAGCCGCTACCGCTATGGCGAACGGTGAGATGGATAAGGTCTTTGCCGCACAGAAGACGTTTCTGGAACAGTATGAAAAAGATGTGAAAGCCAAGGTTCTGAAAGAAACCCCCAAGCCCCCTGCCGGTGGCAAGGGTGGTGAGATGACTAAGGCTGATTTTCTGAAACTCGACACCAAAGCCCAGTTGGAGTTCATCAAGGAACATTCTGACTGGCAGACAATTTTGAAGTAATTATGGAGGTAAAACATTATGGCTACCTATCTCGGTTTCCCGTTTGACCCTGAGCTGTTTAACTACAACTGGGCAAACGCAAAAGACCCCACTCTGACCGCTATGTTTGAGAGCGGCGCTGTCGCTCCGAACGCAGAGCTGGCACGGCTGATCGCTAACGGCTCTGACTTCTACACCCTGCCCTTCTACAAGATCATCGGCGGCACTCCTGAGAACTACGATGGCGCAACCGACATCACCCTGACCGACCCCGCTGGCGGCGCTCAGAACGGTATCGTGTTCGGTCGTGCCCATGGTTGGAAGGAGAAGGATTTCATCGTTGACTACAACAGCGGTGCCGACCCCATGCAGCAGATCGTGTCTCAGGTGTCCAAGTATTGGCAGAAGCAGCGTCAGTCCATCATGCTGAAAATCCTCAATGCGGTCTTCGGCGTGACCGGCAGCGGTGAGTTTGCTGATTGGGCAAACCACACCACCGACCTGTCTTCCGCTTCTACCACCGTTGGTGACGCCAACAAGATGGGCGCTACCACCATCGGTGACGCTATCCAGAAGGCCGTGGGCGACAATCAGGACGCTTTCCAGCTTGTGTTTATGCACAGCAAGGTCGCCACGAACATGGCTGGCCTGAAACTGCTGGAATTCCTCAAGTACACGGACGCAAACGGCGTGGAGCGCCCCCTGCGTATCGGCACGGTGAACGGCATGACCGTAGTCGTGGACGATGGCTGTCCCACCACCGCAGCGGATACTTCCAAGGCAGCGACCTATACCACCTACGTTCTCGGTCTGGGCGCTATCCAGTACGCTCCCGCCCCCGTGAAGGTTCCTTCCGAGCTGACCCGTGATGCTCTCAAGGGCGGCGGCTATGACGCTCTGGTGACTCGTATTCGTGAAACCATGCACCCCAACGGTTTCAGCTTCACCAAGCCCGCCAGCGGCTACACCGCTTCTCCCACGGACGCTCAGCTTGCGGCTACCGCCAACTGGTCTATCGTGGCTGACCCCAAGACGATTGCGCTGGCGAAGATCATCACCAACGGCTAAGGAGGTTCACCATGTTCTATGTTTCTGACGGAAAAGTGTATGTGAGGGAGGGAGATCACTTCCGTAATGTAGGCTTTACCGCAAAGGACAAGGTGATTACTCGGCGTGAATTGGAAAGTACCTCTGTGGTGATGGGTACGGTGGTTGTTGATACCCTCGACAACCCCGTAGCCCTCACCCGTGAGGAAATCATTACCAAGTTCAATCTGTCCGAGGAAAATCCCATCCCCGTTATCAAGAAGTCCCGCAAGAAGTCCGAGGAACCCGCTGAATGACAGGAGGTGGAAAGCATGACGGACGCTGAGAAGTTGAAAATGGTGAAAGCCATGACCGG